TGGGGGCCGCTCTCACCCCACCCCCGGCGACCCCCCCGCCCCCAAAGGGGCGTGGTAACTCACTCAACAATTCAACAATTCAACACAACTCATCCGACATGATCAAGAAACTTCTTCTCGGCCTGCGCTTTCGGCTGGCCGTTCATAAGGCCAACCGGCAAGCCCGCCGATACGGCCGCAAATACCTCGTGATTAACGTAGGCGGCAGCCTTGTGACCCTCTCCAAGCAAGAGCTCACGCTGCTCGTCCGCCGTGGATACTTCCATCGCGGCATCACGGCAGCCAACATCGAAGCCCACGCCCTCCACGTAGCTCTCCCACGGCCCTCCAGCCGGTAGGGCTTTTCGTTTTTTTACTTTTCGTTTTTAGCTCCCATGTTTTTGAACAATCTCGACTATCAAGTGATGATCGGCCAGCGTGCCTTCGACCTCATTCAGCAATCGGATGAGGAGAACCGCCAGCGCGCCGAGGAGATGGCCCGTGAAGAGATGGCTGGCTACCTCCGGCCCCGCTACGACGTCGAACGCATCTTCGCCCGACGCGGTGAGCAGCGCAACATGCAGATCGTGATGTTCCTCTGCGACATCACCCTTTACCATCTGGCCTCGTGGCTCCCGCAGAAGATGGGCTACGAGATTCGTGAGATCCGCTATCGCCGTGCCATCGAGTGGCTCCAAGGCGTGCAGAGTGGCAAGATCGTCCCCGATCTCGACACCCCGAACGACCCCAACAGCGATCCCCAGCCCTATAACCTCAAATGGGGATCCGAGCAACACAGCAATTATATCTGGTAATCCCCAACAACTCCCGACAATGAACATCACCGACTTTTTCAGGCGGCGGACGGCTCCCGAGCTGACCACCGTCGACACCCCCTATGGCCACTTTGATCTCGCCAAGAAGGCCGACGCTCGACGCGTGAAGGCCGTCATAGCCGAGGTGCAACGACAGGCCGAATCGCTCACCCGGCAAGAGATCGACTCGTGGCGCTCCGGCTGGCAGCAAGCGCTCGATGTGGAGAATCCCTCCCGCCTTCGTCTCTACAATGTCTACCGCGACGTCGAGGTCGACGGCCACCTCTCTGGCGCCATCGGACAGATCAACGGCTTCGTCAAGGCACGCAGCTTCAAGATCATGTTCGGTGAGAAGGAGGACGAGGAGGCACGCCGCATCTTCGATCGCACTTGGTTCAAGACACTCGTCGACCTCTATTTCTCTGCCCGCTACTGGGGCCATACACTCATCCAGTTAGGCGACGTCGTCTTCACCGAGGGCGGTATGCCAGCCTACGACAGTGTCCTGCTCATCCCCCGCCGACACGTCATTCCGGAATACGGCCGTGTCGTTGCTGAGCAGGGGGACGACTGGCGCAAGGGCATCGAGTATCGCCGACCGCCTTTCTCCAACTGGCTCATTGAGTGCGGCGGGCCGTATGACCTCGGGCTCTACCTCAAGGCGGCTCCGCACACCATCCCCAAGAAGAACATGCTCGCCTTTTGGGACACCTTCGGCGAGGTTTTCGGTATGCCCATGCGTATCGCCAAGACCACCTCGCGCGACCCATCGACACTGAAGAAGATCTCCCACATGATGCAGAACATGGGAGCGAAGTTTTGGGCGGTATTCGAGGAAGGGACGGACATCGACTTGAAGGAGAACCAGCGCACCGACGCCTTCAATATCTATGACCGGCGTGTAGATCGGGCCAACTCCGAGCTCTCCAAGATCCTGCTCTACCAAACAATGACCATCGACAACGGCAGCAGCCTCTCGCAGTCGGAGGTACACCTGGAAGTGCTCAAGAACCTGATCGAGGAGATTGCCGATGGCCTACGCGACATGGTCAACGGCCAGCTTATCCCCCGCATGGTAGCTCACGGCTTCCCCCTCAAAGGGGCGTCCTTCGAGTGGGACTACGAGGAGGACTATACGCCGGAACAGATGACGGCCATCGAGAACATGCTACTGAACAATTTCGATGTGGATGCAGGCTACTTCGAGGAGAAGTATGGCGTGAAGATCAACGGCCGCCGGACGTATGCGCCCACGCCTGACGGGCCGACTGACGCCGACGAGGAGAAGATGATGCGGACGCTCACCCGTTTTTTCGGGCAAGCCCCCCGCGGTGGGGGCGACCCGTTTCTTTCCGACTTCTGATCGATAGGCAATACTACGGCCATGCGCATACCGACGCCGCGCACCCCTGCCCAGCATGCGCGCTGGCCAAACCAAAGGGCGAGAACGAACTGCCTATCGACATGGAAAAGTGCCTCGAGCAGGCACTGAAAGATCTCTACAATAAAGAGGTCGACCTGAACAAAGTGCCTGACCTATCTCTTTGGGAAGGTTTCCACAAAACGTTCAATCATGCCGTTATCCAATCCTTTCCTCCCACCAAAGACAAGAAACTATCGGAGTTTGCCGGTAGATTGAAGTCCAGCAACGAGGTCTTTGCCGTCTTCCGTGCCCACCGAATGAGCCGCGATATGGCGGCCCAGATGGTCGACAAGGAGGGCAACCTGAAGTCTTTCGACCAGTTCCGTAAGGATGTGGAACCGATTGCCGATCACCACGTCCGGCAGTGGCTCCGCACGGAGTACGATATGGCGCTCTCTCGAGCCCACTTGGCCGCCGACTGGGCAACTTATGAAAAGGATCGAGACATCATGCCCAATCTGCGCTGGGTGGAGAGTACGGCCGTCACCCCGGATGCGGTGCATAGTAGCTTCTGGGGCATGGTGCGACCCGTGGACGATGCCTTTTGGGCAGCGCATCATCCCGGCGACCACTGGGGCTGCCAATGCTCTCTCGAGCAAACGGACGATCCCGTGACGCCCCTCTCTGACGAGGTGATTCGAAAGGCGCCCCCTCCCTCTCCCGGTCTCGAGGAGAACCCCGGCACGACCAAGCGCATCTTCTCAGACAACAGTCCTTACTTCCCCGGCTCATGTGAGACATGCCCTTTCCGGCACTTACTCAAGGAACCACGCACCGAGAAGGACTGCTATAGCTGCGATGCACAAAAGGCGGTGACTCGAGATGCCAGACAGAAGTTGAAGGATAGATACAAGGAGGCTGCGCGGAGCGTACCGGAGACATGGACAACAGAGCACACAAGAAATGGAACTGTGCGCATCAGTTCAAAGCATGGAAAAAAGGAACGTGCGGAAAACAGAAATATCGCCCGATTATTAGCCAATCGCCACGGTTTTGTGATCGACTTGATAGAGAATACAGAGAATGGTACGAGTCCGGACTCCTTCAACCATACATTGGGCTATAAACAGGAGTACAAACGAAACAAAACTGCATCAAAAAACGCAGTCGATCAAGCCGTCGAACATGCCGCCACGCAGGCCGATCATATCGTGTTCGACATTCGATCGAAAATAACAGAGGAAATGTTTTTAGATGGTTTGACAGATCGTCTTCGACGCTGTGAGAATGTCCGCACCGTGTGGGTGATCCGAGGTAAGTTCGACCGGCAGTTTACAAGGGAGGAGATATTAGCGAAGAACTTTGAAATACAATGGGACTGATCTTCCGATCAGTCCCAAGGCCGGGGTCTTCGGACGAATCTTATTTCAATCCTCTGACCGCCCCAAAGGTAACTCAACTATTCAAACACCGATCAAACGGCATTCAAACAGCGCATAAATCATGACCGACAAGCAATTTTTCCGCAAGCTGGCGGCTGTTCGTGGAGACATCGACAAGCTGGTGTCCGATAAGTGGCCGCGCAAGGCCGGTGTGATGGCCGTCAACCTCTTCAATGAGAACTTCCGCAAGGGAGGCTTCTTGAACAAGGTACGCGTGGCTTGGAGGCGCACCAAGCGGCAGAACAACCCCCGCATGACGAAAGCCGGCAAGACCACTGCCGCCTCGTCCTACGGTCCGCTGCTCAGCTCCCGCCGGCACCTCTCTCGATCGAACGAGAAGATCGTTAGCAACGGACAAGTGACCATCGTCAACAAGGTGCCCTACGCCGCCGTACATAACGACGGAGGACGCGCTGGCCGTGGACACAAGACCGAGATCCCCAAGCGAACCTTCATCGGCCCTTCCCAAACACTCGACAAACAGATCAAGGACATGATCGTCGAAGACCTCGACAAGCTCCTGAAGAAGTGACCGCCGGGGTATCCCCCTTTTGATCGCCTCATTTATAAGGCGATCAAAAACATGTATTCATGCGGGCTTACAGAGTGTTCAGCCGCTCCAAGTTCGATTTTTATGACGGCTTTCGGGGCTTATCCCACAGCAACAGCAAGGCCCGGCAGAGCGTGTCTCTACCGGGCCTTTTTACATGTTGACGGCCGCCTGTCCATCACGGAAGGGCGGCCGCCTCACTACTGAAATAGTCAAAAGCTGAAACGAAAAAACTCATGTATATAATGCAGGGGCATCGCCCCCTTAGTCAATAGATTCCGTGGCTCCACCTTATTGAGGTTCATGTTTTGCGGCGATTGCATTTGTGATGATCTGCACCGATATGCGGTCGGCCCTTGTGGGTGAGGGCACTGTGGGGCGCAGGTCGTTCGCGTTGATGTAACGGCTGAGTGTACCCCTGTCTACCTTCACAATAACGGATATTCTCCTCTTGGATATACCCTCATTCAAAAGCGATACAATGAGCTGGCGCTTGGGGTACAGCTTATGCTTTTCAGGGGCCGTCTTGCGCCCTTTCGGCCTCCCGAGCACGACGCCTTCGGCCTTCTTACGCGCCAGTGCTTCACGAGTGCGCTGGCTGATCAGGTTGCGCTCAATCTCGGCCGAGAGCCCGAAGGCGAAGGCGAGTACCTTGCTGCTGATGTCGTCCCCCAAGCGGTAATTGTCTTTGATCGTCCACACCTGGCACTCCTTGTTCATGCAGATATTCAGTATGTCCATGATCATAAACAGGCTGCGCCCGAGGCGGGAGAGCTCGCTGCAAATGATCAGGTCGCCTTTCGTTACCTTCTTCAAGAGCACGCCCAGCCGGCGCTTGTTGTAGTTCTTCGTGCCGCTGATCGTCTCCTCAATCCAGCCGTCCACCTTCATGTTTTGCCGTTTGCAGAAGTTCTTAATCTCGAAACGCTGGTTCTCGACCGTCTGCTTGTCGCTGCTGACGCGGATGTAGCCGTAGGTCATACGAATACCGGTGTGAGGTTGACGTTGTACGAATCCCGGTAGAGGCGGCGCGCCCACGCGGGCCACGCCTGCTCCTCCTTAGAGAGCGACGTGTTGTCGCGGTTGAGCTTTTGGTGCGCCTCGATCTCGCGGACATAGCGGCGAAAGGTTTGTGCAAATGCCGCGTCTGGCGTGGCGCCGCCGAAGAGGCCGAATCGCCGCTGGATGTACTTCAGATCGGCCCGCAGTTTGGGCGAATGCGTTACCGCCGTGGTGCATCCGCTCTCTACGTGCAGCACGGCCATGATCCGGGCCGAGGTGTCGCGGCTGATGGCGGGAATGTCTGTTTGCAGGCAGGCGTTATTCCACGCTATGCGGAAGGTGTTTGCCGTGCAGCTTGTATCCATACTTGTTTCTTCGTTCTGCTCGTTTACCGCCCGAGCAAGGCCTTCGTTCATATTCATATCTGTTCCTGTTCCTTATTGTTTACAATTGCAAAGCCGCCTATTCTCACGAACCCCAGCGGCTCCTTCTGTCGTTTCCAAAAAAACCTATGAATTCAAATAAGATCACGTATGCTTGTTCGCCTGCTTTGCGACGAGGAATCGGTAGAGATCGGCCGCTGTGGCCAGTGGGATCTCGCTGCCGTCTGCATTGTAAGCCTTCAGGTCGTCATTCTTCCTGCCGTAGTCCAGCTCGTAGATGAAGTAGTCCGTCCAGCTCTGGCCGTCCGGATCCGTCTCCGTGTCGTCCATCTCTCGCTTTATCGCCTCAACGATCGCCTCGTGCAGCAAGGCGTTGTCGTACAGCATGCCGCAGGCCTCGGGGAAGATTTGCTGCATGAGTTTGCTGTTTCGACAGTCCTTCTCCGCCTGTGCCTCGAGTGCGGCAAGGAGCCCTTCAAATGTCGCTTGCGTCATCATGCCGCACCCTCCTCTCCGACGCCTTCTGTGGCTGCCTTGTACGCCGCTTCTTGCCGGCGGATCCAGAGGGCAATGTCCTTCCAAGGCAGCATGCCCCCGGCGTTCTTGTCGTCTACGTAGCAATGGGCGTACACCTTGCGTGCATCCGTGCCGTAGGCCGTCACCTGATCCGGCCGGTGATCATTCACCCGGTCGAAGTGGATGTCCTGTTCCAAGAGCCAGTTCACCATCTCCGTTTGCTGGCGCCCTTCGCGGCATGTCCAGATGATGATGTAGTGCCCCTCGGCGTGCAGGGCGTTGATCTCCTCTCGTGCATCCGGCAGGGGGCGGCCGATCTCCGGCCACTGGCCATCGTGGATCGTCCCGTCAAAGTCTACTGCGATGATCATGGCCGTGGCTCCCCCTTTTCGCTCAACTCCTTGTTCCGCATCCTCACGAAATCGTCGTACGCCACGCAGCGGTACGTCTCCACCATGTCGATCAGTTCCTCGTGATCGTGGTTTGTCTCCGAGCCTACCCGCTGGAGCGCCCGGAACGACTGCCCGCAGACGTTGTGCAGCGCCCATAGCACCTCGTCAATCAGGTCGAACACCTCGCCCAGTCCCTCCTCGGAAGCATCCGGCCCCGGCCATTCGGTAATGATGTGCAGCCGCACCTCCTGATTCGTTTTATAGGAACCGTTGTCCACATGCGTCCAGTCCGTCGGACTGAACTCGATGAACACCGCCGGAAGCCGAAAGGGCATCTCTTGCTCCAAGAAGCTCATATGCTGGTTCCACAGATCGATGTGGGCGATGGGCTGCGGCCGGTCGATGCGCCCCAGCGCATCCCGGATCACTTGATACAGTTCTTTTCTCATCGTCTTGTTTGTCGTTTACTTGTGAAGGGTTGATTCGCCGTCTGCGTTGCGGCCGATCTTCCCTGACGCCTTCAGCATCTTGTAGAACGCCCGCTCGCAGATCCCCAGCTGCGGATGGATGTAGCGCCGCCAGATCTCCCGGTTCGACAGCCCGCTCTTCACGTACTCGTCGTAGATCCGGTTGACCGCCGTTACGCGCTTTTCGTAGCTCCGCCCTCGCGGATTGAATCGACCCATGCCTGTCGTTTACACCTCCGTCATGCTAAGCGGTACCGACTCCCATACGCCTGACTTGCTGCGGACGGCAGCGCGGATATAGTCCTTCGAGGGACTGGGCTGATAGCTCTCCTCGATGATGCGCACGCCCTCGATGAAGCGTTCGTCCTTCGTCTCCTCGGCCAGCCGCCTGAGTTGCAACACACGCTGCGCCTTAAGTGCACCCGAGCTATCGCGCGAGAGCAGGCGGAGGATAGTCTTGACCAAGGTGCGGCTCTCGTCATCTTTGGCCAGCGACTCGATATAGCCCTTGACCATTGCGATACCCTCATCCACCGTGTCGCGGTAGTTATCTAAGAGGTAGTGTCCGACGACGATGCGCTTCGTACCCTCGGAGTTGGTGAAGGTGTGCGACCGCTGGTCGTCCTTCACCCCAAAGAGCTCCGCCTTCATCTCTAACGCCCCACGAAAGGCCTCTGCGGCCTCCGTCTTACGCCGGGCTATCTCGTCGCTGATATTCATAAGTCGTGGCATGACGGTCTCAATCGTCTCGTCTACCAATGCGGTGTAAGCCTCGCGGTCGGCCTTGCGTTTGGCCTCCGCCTCTTTCTTCTGTTTAGCCTCTTTGAAGGCCGCAAACTCTTGGCGCTCCTCGGCTGTCATTTCTACTGTTTCCATATCGTGTTTATGTGTTTATATGTTCCTGTGTTAGGCCTTCGGCCGGTAGTTATGGGGTAGTCAGGGGGGTAGCTGCTACTTCTGACTACTCCTACTACTTCTAACTACCCGGCCGCAAGGCCGTACTACCGCGGCCGCAAGGCCGCATAACTACCCTCTGCTATTTACCTCCCCGGGGGTGTACACGAAGTACATCATCGCTCCGGGCTGTTTTCCGAGCTCGTCCACCGTCATGCGGTCGACCGTTTGAAGGTCTTTTGTACGCTGCTTGAACGCGTTGTAAAGGCTACGCAGCCGATCCACCGGGATGCGGTTGAAGCTCTTCGTCCCAGCCGCGCGGCAGGCGATGGCCTTCACCTCGTTCACCGTGACCTCGCGTTTCATCTCACGGCAGTAGCTGAAGATGGCGGCCATCACCCGCTTGCGCCAGCGATCAGCTTCAGCCAAGCCCGGCGTGGTGAGGGTCGTCAGTCGATCGCAGACTTCCATCAGGCCGCGGCAGTCCAAGTCTAACGAGCTCTCCACGCCGTAGGCCGAGAGGATCGTGCGTTTGCCGTCATCGTCGATGCCAGCCTTACCCAGCAGGGTGTGAAAGCGCTTCACCAAGCGCTTCTTCTCTCTTTCCATGAATGTTGTTTCCATACTTCGTTTTTGATTGGTTGTGATTGATCATTCTACATAAAACTTCGCGGCCATCTCTTCCGAGATCACGAACTCTCCATTGCCTCCGAAGCGGCTTGTGACGAAGGCCTTAAAACCTCGCACGGAGAAGATCACGTCCGAGTCTCGCATGATTTTCGTGGCTACACTGCCGTCCGGACTGGTGCCCCGGTTGTTCTTTACGTGGCTGATAAAGACGAAAAGCGTGCGGGGAAAATCAAGCCTGAGCCGACGGTATTCCGAGTACTTCAGATCCATGAACTGCACCGAGTCGATGAAGACCACCCGCACCGTGCGGCTATGCTTGAGACGGTACACCAGATCCTCAAAGAACTCCCGATTGAGTAGGACGAAGTTGTGACCTGCCTCTACCAGTCCGTGGCGCTCTACGGCCATGCGGAGCGACTTGTTGATACCCTCCTCCACGCTGTCGTAAGCCACTTTGCGATGCTTAGCCAGCGCCTTGGCCAGAATCATAGCCATCGAGGTCTTCCCGTTCTTCGAGGGGCCGTAGATGAACCACGCTCCGCCGGCGATCTCTGCCTTTCCGATGGCTTCATCCAGTTCCGCACCGAGGCTCACTCCTTCCGGATCTGCCATGCGTGCCAGCTCACGCGCGCCGTATGACCGCTTCAGCTTCATTCGGCCGTCTCCTCCTTCCGTTCTTCGGCCTGCCGGCGCATGCGGTTAAAGGCATGGCACTTGCGCTTGACGCGCCTCAGGTCGCCTTCGCAGTCCTTCTTCACGGTCTCAATCTCGCGCAACCCTTCTACGCCATTGGCCCGGCAGACGTCCGAGATGTCCGTCGCGCTCAGCCCCGGCATGGCCACGAAGCGCCGGCCGATGCGGGAGTAGATCTCCTTGTAGCCCTTCTTGTTCAGGCGCAGACCGCGGCGCACCTTCTTCTCCAAGTAGTCCGTGGCCATCAGCACGATGCCGCAATAGTCCTCTAACTTGTTGTAGAAGGTGATGAAGAAGAACATCACCTGGTCGCTCAGCTTGTCGGCCTCGTCGAGGATGATCAGCGGGTTCTCGCGCCGCTTGAGCGCCATGACCACGTCGTCCACCATGTCGCCCACCGTATCGCCCGCGGGGTTCTTACCCATCACCCGAAGCAGCTCCCGGAGGAAGGTCTTGCGGTTCCAGTATTCCGAGCAGGCCAGCACGTAGACGTTCGGGTTTTCCGCCCCGTAATGCGCAGCCGTCAGCGATTTGCCCGTCCCTGCCTCGCCGCATACGGCCAGCACGAGGGCATTCTCCTGCGCGTCAGCGAAGATGTCCGACAGCGCCTTGTAGTTCCTTGTTTCCACTATGTTCCATCTGGTTTGTTTCACTCCGATCTGTGCCGCTATGTTGCGCCACATCTTCTCATTGATCAGCTCCCACTTGCCGGTCACGATCTGCGTCACCGTGGCGGGGCTGACCCCCACTAACGAGGTGGCCGCCCGCTTTTGGCTGCCCTTCATCTCGCAATACTCCCCGAGTCGCACCCGGATCATCTCTTTCTCTTCGTTCGTTATCATCTTATAGTTCGTTCAAGTAGTTGTAATCGTCCTCCAAGGCCGGTACCAGCATGGTTTCCTTCTTCAGTACGGTACCGATGTCCTCGGGCTGTTCTTTCTGCTTTGCCTTTGCCTTCGCCGGCTTCTTCTTTTCAGGCTGCTCTTGTCGCTGCCTGTAGGCCGCCTCCTTCGCGGCACGCTCCACGCCGCGCAGCTGGGGCATCCGAAGGCCATACATGCCGGGGTGCATACCCTGCCGCTCGAGGAGCTCTTCGGTGGCCTCCTGCATGTTCGCCCGCGCCACCTTGTTGGCCAAGTTCATCCGGCTGATGAAGCTGCGCTCCTCGGCCGTCTGCTCCTGACGAGCGCGGCTGACCTCGATGTACTTCCGGGCGAAGGTGACGAACCGCAGCTGCCCTTG